CGCTACCAACATAGACGGCTTCGGCCACCACTGGGAACCTACCATCAACCTGGACGGCGAAGAAGCTAAACAACAAGTGCGAGACCTGATGGAGCAAGGCATCGTGCCGGGCGGAGACAACCCAACGGACGAGCAGATAAACACGCAAATAAAAACAATGCATAAAGAAGCCAGAAAAGAATACCTCTTCCTGCGTAACCTGTTCGAAGGGTTTACCGCCACCGACGGCTACTCCTTCACAAAGCTACGACGCATAACCAGAGAGGACAAGGAAACAACAGGCGGAGCATACTGGGAAGTGTTGCGTAACAAAGCAGGCCAAGTCTCCAGGCTCGTCTACGTGCCATCCCATACCATGCGGCTCATGCCGCTCAACGGACCATTCGTGCCCATCACCAGAAAACAAAAGACAGGCCCGCTCACCTACGAAGATGTCACCACAAGAAAAAGATTTAGACACTTCGCGCAGACGACCGGAACCAAGGTGGTCTACTTCAAAGAATTCGGCGACCCGCGTACAGTCTCCATGCGTACAGGTAAGGTGATAAACACGGAAGAAGAAAGAGAACAAATGATCCAAGAAGGGGATGCGCCAGCCACGGAGATCATCTACTGGAACATCCACTCCTCCCGTACCCCATACGGCGTGCCAAGATGGATCGGCGCTCTCCTCTCCGTATTAGGTAGCCGCTCGGCTGAAGAAGTGAACCTGGCTTACTTCGATAATAAATCCGTCCCGCCACTCGCCCTCCTCGTTAGCAACGGCAGACTCGCCGACAACGCAGTGGAAAGACTGGAGAACTACATAGACCGAGAGATTAAAGGGCAAGAGAACTTCCATAAAATCCTCATCATCGAAGCGGAGGAACAAGGCACGGCGGAAACAGGCAAGCTCAAGCTGGAACTAAAACCACTTACCGAAGCGCAGTACAAGGAAGAACTGTTCTCCAAGTACGACGAACGAAACATCGACAAGGTGGGACAGGCGTTTAGGCTTCCCCCCATACTGCGAGGAGAAACACCAGCCTCCCTTAACCGCGCCACCGCACAAGCCAGCATCCGCTTCGCAGAAGAACAGGTGTTCGAGCCGGAAAGGAACGACTTCGATTTCGTGATAAACCACAAGCTGCTCTCCGAGTACGAAGTAAAATACTGGACCTTCGTCTCTAACTCGCCAGTGACTAGAGATCCAGAACGCATGACAGTAATGGTGGAGAAGCTGGTGAAGGCTGGCGTGCTCCTGCCCAACGAAGGAAGAGTGCTCGCCTCGGACATCTTCAACCGGCAATATAATAAGGTAGATCAAGACTGGGGCAACATGTCCCTGCCCTTCGCATTGGCAGGATACAGACCGGAGTCGTTGGACACAACCGCCGAAGAGATGAGAGCTAACAATAACTCCTCATCCAATAACGCAGAAGCAATAGGAGAAGGCGACCCCAAACTATCAGCGATAAGAGCGCTGAGACAGGAGACACAACGCCTCCACCTGCTGCATAGGTACGTCACCGACGCCTTGGAAGAAACAGAATCCAAGCTGGCAGACGTGGACTCGGCAGACTTCCTCCTGCCTAGCTTGGAAAGCAACGACGACGAGGAGATGGAAGAGTAGTGATAGACCTCCTCCCCACTACCACGTTCGCAAGAGGCTACCTCGTTAGTCACCCACCACGCTACCTGGGTACACTGCCAGGACCGGCCCTGCTCGCAGCAGGCGTGGACCCGGTGTTTCCCAAAGCAGCACACGGCATAGCCATCATGCAGGAAGGGAGACTAGCGGCACACGCCAAGTCGCTGGAAGACGCAAGACGCAAAGCCCTCCTGCTCAACGGCAACGTCACCATCTGCGAAGCAGTGGCCCTGACGAAAAACGATACTCCGGTCTGGAGAACGCTGGAACGAATCGAATGGCAACCGGCGGACGAGCTGGCAGAAGCTGCCATGCTCGTCGATACCTCCACCGGCTACCTACTGGAGAAAGCATGGAAGGGAGGGCCGGTAGATTATAAACGCCTAGCAGGTATGCTCGCGTCGACCATGATGAGCTCCGAAAGAAAAGTGACGGCGCCTCTGCTCGAAAAACACCTCAAGAAAGAAGTGGGCAAGCTCAAAAACATCACGCCCGAAGCCTGGAAAAAGGCTATGGACAACGTGACGAAGAAGGTGGTCGATAAACTGTCCGTGCAGAAAATCACAGACGCTTGGAAACCAAGGATGCAAGTCACCTTGGAGAACACGGCTACAGGCACGAAGACAGCGCTTAAAGATACCTTCGGAATAGACTTGAGAACGTCGCTGAGCATGGAGGAGTCGAAGGCTATAAGCACTTTGACCCAACACCAAGGCTGGCACTTGAAAGACAATATGGGCAAACGGTCGGCGGCCCTTACTAAAAAAGGTCTGCGAATTATCGAGAACGGTATGAAGCAGGGACTCGCACAGCAGACCATAGCACGCGACCTGCAAAAACTCCCCGGACTATGGGATCAGTACGGAGTCAACTACGCCCGCGCAGCAGCAAGCACGGCAGTGAACAGAGCAAGGACGTACGCAGAAGTAACCGGATACACCGAGGCCGGAATAGAGCTATTGGAAGTGCAGGCCGTGCTCGATGAGAGAACAACAGACCAATGCCGGTACATGGATGGCAAGATTATCGAAGTGCGTAAGGCGGAAGGAAACATCTACCGCGCTATGTCAGCCAGCCCCGGCACTATACAACAAGCAGCTCCCTTCCTGAGAACGTGGCGCGAAGAAGGTATGCAACCAGGCAGGTACTACATCGGGCCCGAAGGAGGTAGCGCGATTGGTATGATCACACGCTCCGGGGTGGGAGCGGCAGACGACAGAGGGGAATACAAAACATTCGTCCCCGATTCTCAACTGCCGGAAGTAGCCAACATAGGACCGCCACCGTACCACCACCAATGCCGGTCCTACACCGTGCCGCGTATGTCCTCGGTAGCAGTCCCCTCCGGCTACTCGGCCCAAGCAGACCCCGGACCAGTGACCCCGCCAACAAAGGCGCCGCCTAAGAAACCGCTGCCGTCCGTAGCTAAACCCAAAGACGCACAGCCCGGTCTCTTCCCAACTACCACGCCAGCTAAAGCCAAGGCTAAACCTACCCTGTCTCAAAGGCCGTTGAGCTTGGTGAAGAACCCAACCGAGGGCAGCCCTACGAAGATCGGCAAGCCCACTGCCAAGTTGAAGACTCCGCCACCACCAAAGGAAGTAGTACGCCCGCCTAAGACGAAACCGATGAAACTGCCTAGCCTGAAAGCAGCCCACGGTAAACCGGGACTGGCGAAAGAGCTGGAACAGCAATACTACAAAATACCAAAAAGCAAAAAGGGGCCGGACCTGTTCAAGATCGCGGATCCCATCTACAAAGATCCCGATGTGAAAGAGTTCGTGAGACAGTGGGAGGAGTTGAGCAAGAAAGAGTTCTATTCGGTTACGTCCGACGCGGAGCTGAGTAAAGCTACACGTACTACAATAGATAGAGTGATTAGCACATGGGACGAGACGAGCGGTGATAACTCACCCAACGCCCTCCTGCTGCAACACGCGGCAAGGCTGGAGTTCGACCTGGCAAAGGCAGACGTGGCTCGCCTCAACATGAAGCTGCCTATGATTAATCGCAGCTTCGATGAGGCAGCAGTAAGAGGCGCACGTAAGACGCTGCGCTCCATGTATAACCATACCCAGGAAGTTTTGAAGGAGAAGGGAATAAAAAGCGTTAAGGTGTTTAGAGGAATGAAGTACAACAAGGGCCGGTACAACAAAGCGTTGGGCGCTGGGCAAAGATTCGACGGCAAGTACTACTCCGAAACCATCTCCGAACAGCCGTTGATCTCCACGTCGCACGACGGCACTACCGCTATGAATTTCGCACTCGATACCAGCGACTACCACAGAGCATCCAAGATAACGTTCCAAGAAGTGCCAAGGGAAAGAGTCTTCTCGTTGCACTCTACAGGCCTTGGCTTAGCGGACGAGTACGAGGTGGTCGTATTAGGAGGCACAGACACAGTGAGCGCAGCAGGAATAAGCAGATCAAACCTGGACGCTTTCATCGACTCTCCCGTAGAGAAGGGAGCAGAGCTTGGAAGGTTACTAGCAGGTGAGTAGAGTAGTACCAGATCTCGGCACAGAACCGGAGAACGCAGAATGGCTGCGTACCAAGTGGACCGTGCCACCCTATAGATCGAAAGAGTTCGGCGAGTGGATGAACGAGAGAGGCATTACGCTGGAAGTATTCCAGACGTGGCCTATGTACAACAACGCCCTTCGCTCCGGCCTGATAAAAGAAGAACGGTGGACTGGTAAAGAAGTGAAGTGGTACAGAACAGGCCTCCGACCTGGTGTGAAATTCGAAGAGCAGGTGGAGCGAAGGATTGCCGACGCGCTCGGAGAGGTGGCGTCGCTGGTAAAAGAAAGAAGCGAATCGCTGAGGAGACAACTGCGTAGAGACGAGGTGGGAGCCATCGTCATCGAGACAGCAAGCCAATACAACGACGAGCCGGTACTGCCACGCCTCACATTCGCCAAGCCGGATACGAACGGACTTAAAAATGTCAGCAAGGTGAACAACAAAGACCATGAGGCGGCGTTGGGTACGGTCGGGTGGATTCTGATTAAGGCTATGAGCAAAGAAGAGTTCCCACCACTCCATTACGCCAACGTGAGAGAACCGGAGTACCTGCCGGAACGGAGGCTGATACTAACGCCCACAAAGAGCGACTTGAGCACGCTCCGCTGGGCGGTGCAACTGTACGTAGACACGCTGGGGAAAAATATGGACGCCGCCAAATTGGTGAGAAGACAAATGGCACTGCCTCACCAGCCACGTAGGATAACACCGGCCATAATGGCCTACCCAGGACCGTGGATAGACTGGTACGACGGAGCGGTGAAGGAAACGAGCTACGATAAAGAAGCAACATTGTTGACGGCCAGCATAGCTAAACGAACGGTGCCCACTAGAAAATACGAGATCGGGTTGGCATACGAATTGGCGCCCAACCAGGTAGGCCTCTACATGGCTATGGTGAGAGGGCAGTTTATAGAGGTAGACAATGGTCAATAAGATCTACACTACACCTATATACGAAAATGGTGGTGGAGATCACGTAGGTGACTTTAAGTGGTCGGGTACGTTGTATAAAGGCAACGGCTACATGGCCCCACTGGATGAGAAGTACGACACGAGAATCAAACAGGCAAGGTCGATTGCGCGTAGCCGTACCGACCTGCTGAGAGTATGGTTCCATTCGCTGGGAGAACGAAGCAAGGTAAAAGGGTGGAACGGTTTTGAGGGAACTTACGGAGCACTGCGACTCTGCCTCCCGGCGGTAGGGCTGCGACTCGGCCCACCGCCTCAAGAGGCAATGGAGGATTGGAGTAAGTAACTAGCTAGGTAAAGCGACGCCGAAAGCGTGAGCGATTCTAAATAACGGAGGTAAAGTTATGGACGAGAAGAAGAAGCAAGGCGAGCAGGTAATAAAGAGCACGGATGAGGATTTCTCCTGGCCCAGCGATATGAACAAGGCGGAGGAGAAAGAAGAGAAGGTTGTGCCAGGCGGTATGTCATCGCCAAGGCCGCCTCAAAAGACATGCCCGTTCTGCGGCGGGCGCTTCGTGGGAAACCCAGACACATGCCCACATTGCGGTCGCTCCTTATTAGAAGCTTCCGTGGGGAAGAACGAAGAAGGCGACAAAGAAGAAGAAAAGAAAGAAGAAGAACCACCAGCTAAAGACGAAGGTGAAAGCGAAGCAGGCGGAGAGGGAGGAAGCGACGACGGCAAGGGGAATGAAGAAGGTGGAGATGGAGAAGGAGAGAAGGAAACTGCGACAGCGGGAGAGGAGGAGCAAGGCGAAAAAAAGGAGGACGACTTCGTGTGGCCCTCCGACCTCAACGCAAAAGAAGAAGACGAGGACAAGGACAAAATAGACTGGGGTAAAGATCCAGAACCCAAGTAGAGGAGAGTAAAATGAATATCTCCGCTCTGCCCGCTAGGGCACTATACGTAGCTGGTACGCACGGCGACAAGATCGCCAAGGGCATGGAGACGTGCGTGGTCGTGCCAGCAGCAGAAGACGTGGCTGGCCACTCGCTCCTGGTTGGACCGGAAGAAGTACTGGGCACCGTGGAGCTGGGCGAGCCGGAAGCAGTCACCATAAAGCAACTGGCCAAGAGACAAGAAGAACACGGACTGTCGCACGACGAGCGACGAGCACAGTGGCCTTCTGTAAGGAAGTTCTCGCTGTACCCGGTAATCGTTGTGGAACTGTTCGATAAACCACGACCGCTGGATGAAAGCATCTACGGCTCTACCAGGATGATAGAAAAATTCGACTGGTCGGGAGTGGCGATGGATAGCATGGAACTGAACGAACATACAGCTAAACGCCTCTCCATTCTCAAGGTGGCACTGGCATGGACCAGCGATACCCTACCAGGCTATGCAAAGGAAATAGACTCGCTGGCTCCTACACTTGCAGCAGGTTGCAGGAGTTTGGCTGAAAAGACAGAGGAGCTGGCCTATAGCCTGGACGGCATGGAGATAGAGAAGTGCGACCTGGCAAAGGAAAGCTCCAACCCGCTCGACGTGATCGACGCGCTGGTAGCAGCACTGAGCCAACGCCCCGCCGACCTGCCACGCGACTTGGAGAAGTCGTGGCGGGAACTGAGCGATGAGGCGTCGGCTCTGCAAGTGAAAGCCACGTGGGCACTGAAGCACTACGACGAAGACTTCCAAGGGCCGGAGGATGGCGGAGGAGAGTTGAGCGACGCCGACCTGCGAGACGCCATCTACGAAGAAGCAGCAGAGGCCTGCTGGCAGTCGGAAGAGGAATCAGAAGGTGAAATAGAATGAGCGAGAGTGAAGCGAACGAGCTGACAAAGTTAGAGCAAGAGCATACGCAAATAGTGCGAGCTATGATCAAAGCCATAGGCGATGATCCAGATCGAGAGGGGCTCAAAGATACTCCAGCGAGAGTAGTGAGATCGTGGAGGAGATTGTTCCAAGGCTACAAGGTCGATGCTCAAAAAATACTGCAACGCGATTTCGAATCGGACGGCTACGACCAAATGATTCTCATGGGCCCAATCGAGTTCTGGTCGTTCTGCGAACATCACATCTTGCCGTTCAGCGGTACGGCCACGGTCGCCTACATACCCAACGGCAACGGCCGGGTGGTGGGAGCAAGTAAATTGGCAAGGGTGGTGGAGGCATACTCCAGAAGACTTCAACTCCAAGAGAGGCTGACAAAACAAATAGCCGAAGCCATACAAGAAGCCATAGCGCCGCTGGGCGTAGCGGTGGTGGTAAAAGCCCGCCACCTCTGTTTCGCAGCGCGAGGAGTTGAGAAAAACGGGGCCGGGCTCGTCACCTCCTATATGCAAGGTGCCCTGCGCCACGACGTGGCAGCACGAGCAGAAGCGCTAAGACTGATGGAGATGGATCTTGGAGGTGAGCGATGAAGATCGTAGCGGTAGTAAGCGGAGGACTGGACTCAACCACCTTGCTGTACCACCTCAAAGAAGCAGGACACGGCCTGCTCGCTATCTCCTTCGATTACGGACAGCGCCATAGCTGCGAATTGGAAAAAGCCAAAGAGGTGTGCCAGCTCATAAAAGTACCGCACCGAGTAGCGGACGTGAGTAGCATAGGACCTATCATCGCAGGGAATAGCGCACTGCTCAACGATGCAGTAGAGGTGCCGGACGGACATTACGAGTCGGAGAACATGAAGGTCACTGTTGTGCCTAATCGCAATATGATTATGCTCTCCATCGCCGCAGGCTACGCCATAGCCAACAAGTGCAACGCCCTCGCATACGCAGCGCACAAAGGCGACCACGCCATCTACCCCGACTGTCGAGAGGAGTTTATCGCAGCCATGCGACAAGCCCTATGGCTATGCGACTGGAGCTGCATGGAGCTATCGGCTCCGTTCTCGGGTATGTCGAAAACAGAAATAGTGAAACGAGGAGCAGAGTTAAAGGTGCCCTTCGAAAAGACGTGGAGCTGCTACCGTGGAGGTGGCAAGCTGCACTGCGGCACATGCGGTACTTGCACGGAGCGTAAGGAAGCGTTCAGAGACGCTGGCGTGAAAGACCCAACGGAGTACGAAAAATGAAAATCGATTGTGCGGAGTTAATCAGCGGTGCAGTAGGAGCTTCCTACGCCCACGAGTACGATGCGTGGCTGGCCTTCTTTCGCCTATTAGGTTACGCGACGAACACTATAGAGTGCGAGAACGTTCCGTCATGCTGGTCGCCGTTCGTGCAGTACCTTGGACACAAGGTGCTCTCAGTTGCCGAAGTGCACCAGCCGGGGTGGGAGGCTGGCAATATGGATTGGCCCGCAGCCTACGCCGAGGCGGATGACAAGCGCCGAGTGCTGGAGGTTTCATCGACGTGCAGGCCGGAGCTGGTACACGCACTCTACCTGGCAGACACCGAATGGCCATGCTCGTTGAGAGTGAGATGGAGTAAGAAGCAAGCCTTCCCGGTAACGTGCAATGGTTCGTTCTTCCGACCGGAGGTGCTGGCGTTCAGAGAGAAGCTCAACGACTACGTGCCACCAGGCAACCTGGCTATCATCTCACCATGCTCCGCGGAGAAACCGTACCCATCGGCGCTGCACAAAGCTATCCTCAACATAATGCCGAAAGGATGGCACCTGATAATAGCCACGGGCGTGCTGGGGCTGGCACCGCAAGAGCTATGGGAGTATATGCCGCACTACGATTCGGGAGTACCCTACATCGAGCGAGTGGTGGATGCCGTGTCGTGGTACTTCACCAAACATCGCTATGATTCCGTAGTAGTGTACTCCGACTTCTACGCATACGGTGTGCGGCGGGGGATGGACCTCGTGCCGCAAGAAGCTAAACCAAAAATAAAATGGGTGCTTGGTAATCACTACCGCGACACCTATGAGAACCTTCTGCTCACTGAGCACCTGCACGCATTGGAACGTGCTGTCAATGAGCTGGACAAAGAACGGGAGTAGCCAATGAAGTGGTACTACGCTTTAAACGAGCCTAGGGATATTCAATACCTCCGGCCTATGGTTTCGCATATGCTGATCTCGTACGCGAATATCATCAAAGGAAAGATGCACGTAAAGCACCTCGACAAGCTGAAGAGGCAAGACGGCGTTTCGCTCATGCTGGACTCGGGCGCCTTCACTAACTTCAAAGCGCCTGGCACGGTGGTGTTGAAAGATTACCTCAAGTTCCTGTCCGACCATAAGGGCCTGTTCGACGAGTACGTGGTGCTAGACGATCTTAGAAACAGAGGGGTAACGCTGCGTAACTACGAAACGATGAAGGGCAAAGGGTTCAACCCCATCCTCGTCGACCATATGTGGTACAAGTTTACCAATAAGCTGGACCCCGTGTACCGGTCGGGAGATAAGATCTGCTGGGCAGGCTTGCTCACTGGAGCCAGCCCTAACAACCCACTGGCCATCGCGCCAAGCGGCTCAAAGGTTAACGACAAGCTGCCCTACGACAAGCTGCGACAATTGTACAGGCAGATAATCAGGGACCGCCTGGCTCAACGCGCAGAGCTTGCCTACCTCGTGCCGAAAACGAAGATCCACCTGTTGGGCGTGGCAGCTAACCGCCTGCGATACTATTTACGCTACTGGGACATCATCGATTCCGTCGACCCCGCTTCGTACGCCGTTGGGCCAAGGGCGTTCGGACGGGTGATGTGGGTTACGAAAGATCCAGACGGCTGGCCGCGTATGCACGGTGGGCCGTGGAGGGGAATGTCGCAAGAGGTAAGAGGTAGATTCAACAGGCGTAAGCTGGACCCGAGCGGGTGGGAAGGAAGGCTCAAGTTCTGTATTCGAGAGTCGCTAGATTTCCAAAAGGCCTTCGACGCCCGATACCAACAGGCAAAGGCAAAGAAGGAAGACTTAACTCAACTGGCAAAGGCGGATGAGCCGTACGAGGTACAAACAGAGACGAAGATGGCGATAGACGAGATTAACCCAAGGTCGTTAAGGCCCATTGACGACCAGGAGCTGCTATCGCTACACCACCGTATGCACCAACTGCACGGCGCTAACTTTGCTGGCAATGATAAACTGAGCGTGGGCGAGCTGAATAGAGAGGCACTGCTCAACGCCTATGTGTTCATCATCGACGAAATGACCCTGCGAGGAATGAACGTTAGCCACGATAACGACTTGTGGAGGGAGTCGGAAGACATGCGTAACGCCAAGCGAGCAGCGGCTGTAATACGACCGTCCGCCGATGGCGCAGAGCTGCCGGAGATTTTAATGGACGACGTGCTCAAGCACTTCGAGTCGTTCAAGATTCGCATGCCGTTCTTATACATGGTGGGCGGGTTGCCCAATCGAGGGAAGACGAACAACGATATAGACCTCCTGGTAAAAGGCCCGATTAGCGATGAGCTAAAGCACGTCCTGCACTTCAGGCTTGGACGTATGCTGCCGCCCGACCTCTCTAAACGACTATCATTAATGGACGACCACTTGGGAGGACCGTTCACCAACCACATAGAGCTTGCAGATCTCGTTGTGCAATTCAGGCCGAAGTACGAGATCAAGCAGATGGCAGTCGCCAAGCAGGACGACCCATTAATGGACTGGCCTAAGAAAGAAGGCAAGCTGGAATCAGTTGTGCAGTACCACTTCAGAGGGAAGTCGTTGCACATGGACTTGCGAATGAAAATCGACGGCTACTTGGTAGGCTGGACCATGGCTAACCAAAGAGAAGGACGAGTGCCGGACGTGAACACGGTGGAGCAGGCGAGGATGATAGCCGACGAGTTCTCACCGGATGGTAGCCGGTACACCAAGCCATTCATCGCACCGGCAAGGCTGGCGTGCTACCCGAAAAGCAGGCAGCCGCTCGCCTGGCTGGATATGGACAATAAAGTGTTCGAGCCTGGTACGGTGGGAGGCACCAGGGAGGAAGCAGGCGTAATGGTGGTAGCCGATAGGCCCAAGGTGGAGTGGGGTATTCAGAAGCCATACTTCCACGAGCAGTTCTTCACCAACGGCAAGGCGCTCAACGGGGTGATGTACTTCCGCCAACTGTCAGGAGCGAAGGAAGCAGCGGAGAACGAGCAGGACGACGAAGGGCACCCGGCATCAGACCGCTTCTTCTGGACGTGCATGGTTTCTAAATCGGCTCTGCCCTCCGTGCTCAAGCCCCACGCCGTACAGCGAGGAACCATGCCACCTCAAGGAAGGTCGGCCATACCGAGCACGTTGGAAGAAGCAACGCCCAAGCAATTCCGCTACTGGGAAATGAACGGTAGAGAAGCGCAAGAGGCACGCGACGCATTGGTAAAGGAGAAGTTTTTTACGGAGGAGAACGTTAAAATAGTCAACGGCGAGTTCCGCAGAGTTATACAGAAGATGTACCTCTACGTTCCCCCTAAAGACGTTACTAAAAAACTCAGCCCAGCGGATCAGGCAGATCTCGAAAGGGAGAACGCCTTGATCGCGGAGAACAAAAAGAAACCAGAAGCGACCAAGCCGCATAAGTTTCAGGCTGCAAAATGGACACACCCCAACGGACATCCACGCTGCATAATCTGTGGAGATGAGGAGCGGGTAGGAGGGTGGTGTAACAAACGAGTTGGCAAGGCCGAGCGCAAGTTCGTGCTCTCCTGGCAGTGGTGGAAAGGACCGGCGTCGGTCCGTAACGCCCCGAGCCGTCAGATCTGGCACCTGGCTATCGACGACACCAAGGGCCTGCTCGATTACAGGTTGCAACACGACCCGCTCTCCGGCGAGGAGGCTATCACGGCCCACCTGGTCCGCGTCAAAGGCAAGGCTCTACTGACATTGGACGGAGCCGTGGAACCGGGTGAGATGTACGACGGGGACGTCCTCAACGATACCAAAGCCACACCCTCTCAAGTAGCTATCATCGACAGCGGCAAGGTAGAGGTGGAGGAGATGGATGCCGGTCGATTGCACCTACGCTTCGGCGGTAAGAAATTGACGGGCAGCTACACGCTAGAGGCAGAGGAGAAAGACTCCCCGATCTGGGTTCTGGCAATTAATAAGGAAGTAACTACGTCCAAGGCCGACGACGACCCGTGGCTGGCAGGAGACGTTACGCTCATCGACGTGGAGTATCCGACCGAGGAAGAAGTGGATAAGGCAGTGCCCGTCGAAGACGGAGTGCAGATCTGGGATCCAGAAAAGAAAGATCCAGACACGGACAGAACGGAGCTACGCCCGTTGGCAATATTCAAACCGATGAAGCCGACTAAGCTATTGGACGATGCCAACGTGGCAATGGAAGAGTTCGGCAAGCCGGAGTACCTGGAGCAAGGCGTAGGCGTGGAGGGAAAGTGGAATGGCTTTAGGTTCGTGGTTGAGAAAAAAGGTGATCGATTGCTATCGTTCACCGACGATGAGAAACGCGACCTCCTACCCCTCCTGCCCTACGTAACGGCAGAGCTTAAAAAGATTCCAGGCGATTGGATAATCGACACGGAATTTATGGCGATAAACGAAGCTGGAGACTTCATGCCACGCCGCGACTTGGCTATGTTCAGAGGCAAGGAGAAACAGGACGATTCCAACGTGCGGTTAATGGTACACGACATACTGTACTACCAAGGCCATAACCTTCTCGCCGAGTCGTTCGTAGCACGCCGAAAGGTACTGGAGGATAACTTCTTCGGAGGCGCCAAAGGCAAGCGTCAGCCACTAGTTCTATCCGAGGTCAAAATGGTGGGCGACGTAGACGAAATGAGAAGCGCTATGAGCTGGGCGAGGAAGCTGCCGGGCTCGGAAGGGGTAATGCTCAAGCTCGCTTCCTCTACCTATTCGCTGGGCGGGCAAACGTCTTCGTGGGGTAAGCTCAAAGAGGTACAGGAAATACGGGCCATCGTCTACGACCGCCACCCGGTAAAGGGAACCAGTGGAGTATACAACTTCCACTGCGCCATAGGCCCCATACCAGAGAGCGAAAAAGACAAGTGGAAAGAGGTGGTGGAGATCAACGGCAAGCTCTATACGCCTATTGGCAAAACGTTTAGCGCTAAATTGGACGCCAAGCCAGGCGACGTGCTGCGAGTAGAGTCGACGGAGTTGCTGGTGGATAAGACACCGGGTAGGCAGCAATTTATACACTGGTTCACCCCCACTGTGATCGACAAGACCAACGAACGGCCCATGACGACAGAAGAGGTAGCCGGAAAAGCCCACCCGTGGGAAATAAAGAAGTGCCTGGAGTCCATCCTCTGCGACATTACAAAACGCGGTGAAGAATCAGTCCTGCCGATAGTCAAAACGCAAGAAGAACGCTTCGTCTACGGCATAGTGCTGGAACCGGAAACGGTCGATGCTCAAAACGACATCTACAGCAAGGAAGAGATTAGAAACGTCTGCCACAAGTTTATGGAAGAGTTCGGCGGTGTTGGCTTGATGCACCGATACATCGTGAGCGGCAAAGTCAAAATACTCGAGAACTACGTTGCACCATGCGATTTGACAATTGACGGTACACGGATTAAAGCTGGCACATGGCTAATGGCTGTTCGAATCATCGACGACGGGTTGTGGAAGGCCGTGAAAGAAGGCAAACTGACAGGCTTCTCAATCGGCGGCTCGGCCCGCCGGGTTGCCGCTTGAAAATTGCGGAGTTTGACATCCGCCTAATTTACAGTTCAGAATTGATGGAAGATGACGACGGGCAATAAAACTATGGGCCTATTCGACGAAGAGGTAAAAGGCGATAAGCCAAGGCGACTTGTGGACATGATAGTCCAAGAGGTCAGCCTAGTTGATCACCCGGCAAATAAACGTCGCTTCCTAGTTGTGAAGAGGAGGAATAAAATGGACCTAAATACAGGCCAAGAAGTCGTAACGGACGAGAACGGAGAACTGACGGTAACTGAAGAGTCGTCCGAAAGCAAGACACAAAAGGCTCTGCCTGCTATCGCCACACCGGTAAAGCAAGCCGTGGTGAAGATCGCAAAGGAGGCAGAAGGAAAACTGACCAACGCGATCAAACAGGTGGAGGGAGCTCCCGAGGCGGACGAGAAATCAAACTCGCTTCCGAAAGAAGTCTCCGGCCTGTTCGCAGCTATAGCGAATACCCTCAACTCCATTGGGGAGAAGTTCCCAGGGGAAACGAGTAAGGCCATCGAGCTGCCCAAGCCTGTTGCCGAAGCCGTAAAACGCATAACGGTCGAAGCGCAAGAGCGATTAATGAGCGTGGTCAACGCTCTCAAAGATGCCAAAACAACCGAAGATCAAACCCCCACGCCCCTTCCGAAAAATCTAGCAGCGGAGATCAACTCCATCGTAGCCCTGTTAAGCTCCATCGGAGAGAAGTACCCCACACCTAAATCCAAAGCAGACGAGAACGCAGAAGCAGGTGAAGAGAAGAAACCAGCGGAGGGTGAGGGGAAACCCGAGGGCGAGGAAGCGGCAGACAGCGAGGGGGAGAAAAAAGAAGAGGGCGATGGTGAGGAAGTCACCAAGTCCACAGTCAACATGGACGAGTTGAAGTCGGACCTCATCTCCGGCCTCAAAGACGCACTGCTGAAAGAAGTAGGCAGCACGTTGAAGGACCAGGTAGACCCGCTCAAAAAAGAGTTGAAAAAGCAAGGCGACCGGTTGGTTAAATTGGAGAAGGCTGAGGGTATGCCGAACTCCGAGTTGCCGGAAGAGATCAGAAGCGAGCCAGCCGAGATCTCTTGGCCGCCTGATATGAACGATGCGCGTTTCGACAGGAGCGCGGTTGGCAAAAACGATCCCCATTTTTGGGAAGACTAGGAAAACAATAGGAGGTTATCATGGGTCTCACGTCAAATCGCGTGATTCTGGAGAAGGCCGACATGGCCCTTTCGGACCTGACCAGCGGCGGTCTCTTACTGCCCGCACAGGCCGCGAAATTCATCCGACTGCTTATTAAGGAATCTGTCATCATGCAGCATGCGACAGTCGTTCCAATGCGGTCACAAAAACAGCTGATCGAGAAGATTCGTTTTGGCTCCCGCGTGCTACGCGCTGGCTCCGAAGGGGTCGCGCTGCCAGAAGCCGACCGGACCAAACCCGATCTCTCCAAGGTCGAGCTGGACGCCAAGCTGTTCAAGGCCGAAGTGCGTATAAGTGACGAGGTGCTGGAGGATAGCATCGAGCGTGGCCAGCTCAAGCAGACCATAATGGCCATCCTCGGAGAAGCTATCGCAAGGGACATGGAGGAAGTCATCATCAACGGTGACACCACCTCAACCGACCTGTTCCTCAAGCAGTTGGACGGACTATTCGTGCAAGCCACCTCCAACACTTCCAACGCAACTGATAGCCCATTGGACAAGGACATTCTGAAGGCTATCATCAAAACCATGCCCTCCGAGTACCTGCGGGATCGCAACAAGATGAAGTTCTTGACTTCTATCGACGCGGAGACGGACTGGAGAGACAGCATCGCAGAGCGCGAGACATCGCTAGGCGACGACTGGCTCATCAAACCGGGCACCG